GGCAGGGCTTTCAAAATATGTCCGGCTGGCTTGAAAGCCGCGTCCGCTCTATGATGAGGGATATTGTGGCGGCGGTTGAAGAGGAAATGGACATCAATTCCCCGTCGAAGGTTTTTGCCCGTATAGGTTCGTACATGGCGCAGGGCTTGGGCGAAGGCTTCGCCCGCGAAATGCGCGACGTTGAAAGTTCGATCCGGCGCGAAACGTCGAACGCCGTTCCGGAATTCCGTTCCGGAGAGGGACGCGACACGCGCGGCGGCGGTACGCCTTCCGTTGAAGTCGTGCAAAACATCTATGCGAACGAAACGAGCTACGCCGAACAGCAAAGACAGGCGGCGCGGCAGTTCCGGCAGATTGCGCGGGAGGTTATGGCATGAGGACACAAGAAAAATTGATCTACACGAACGAGCGCGGGGAAAGCATAGAGTTTTCCCCCGCTTCTTCGTATCACGTAAACTTCAAGGACGTTACCGGACTTTCCGACGTGCGGAACGCTATTTACAGCACCAACAGCATGGGGCAGGACGGCGACACATACTTGGGCTATCGGATCGAAAGCCGCGATATTGACATCGTGGGATACATCAAGGAGCGGGACAAGCAAGCGGCGCAGAACCTACGCCGGAAGCTGAACCGCATATTAAATCCGCAGTACGAAGCAACGTTGACGTATGTTTTCGGCGACTTCCGGCGGGTGATCGGGTGCAAGATCGACGACGCGCCGATCTTCAAGCGAAAGCCGATCTTCGAGCAATTCACGGTTAGCTTGTCTTGCCTTAATCCCTTTTGGAGAGAGGAAACGGAAACGCGCGAGGACATAGCAACGTGGATCGGCGGCTTTGAATTCCTCGTTCCGGACGGGCTGGAGCTTTACGACGGCTGGGAAATCGGCTATCGCCAGCCGTCGCTGATTGTGAACGTCTACAATTCCGGCGACGTGAAAAGCGGTATCCGGATCGAGTTCCGCGCGATCGGCGCGGTTACAAATCCCGTATTGCTGAACGTCGATACACGGGAGTTTATCAAGCTGAATATTTCGCTTGTAGCGGGCGACGTTTTAACCGTTTCCACGGGCTACGGTGAAAAAGCCGTGAAGCTGAACCGTGGCGGCGTAATTACTGACGCGTTCCGCTATCTCGACGTTGATAGTTCATACTTGCAGATCGCCGTGGGCGACAATCTCTTCCGCTATTCGGCGGACGCAAACGCGGAAAATCTCGAAGTTTCAATCTATCACAATAACTTGTATTTGGGGGTGTAACGCGGTGGAATTATACGTTTATAGCCGCGATATGACACTTCAAGGGATTGTCGAAAAGATTTCGTCCTTGATATGGACGCGGCGTTATTGGAGTTGCGGCGAATTCAAGTTGCTTGTTCCCTTCACGGAGGAACACGCCCGCTTGCTGGTGAAGGAAAATATCATCATCAAGCGCGGCGGCAACGAAGCGGCGGAAATCCGCTATATTCACATCACGAAGAATTCACAGGGCATGGAGGAAATAGAGGTTCAAGGCAAGTTCCTTCTTTCGTGGATCGGCAAGCGCATTTTGACAACGCAGATCATCACGAAGGACACGACACAGAACATTCTATACGCCATTGTGAAGCAGACTTGCACGAACGCAGGAGCGGCGCGCAATATCCCGAATTTCAGCATATCCACGACCGACGCAGACACCGGAAGCGGGCAGATCGACTATACTTCGGAGCAGTACGCAAACGCCCAGCTTGCGGCAGAAACGGCGGCGAAGGCGGCGAAGCTGGGTATTCGGGTTCTGACAAATGCCCGCACGGGCAAGCATACATTTTCCGTTTACGAAGGGCGCGATCTTACGGCGGGCAATACCGCAGGGAACGCGCCTTGTATATTTTCACAGGAGTTCGACAACATCGTTGAACAGGAATACACGAACAGCGTTGAAAACCTTAAAACAACGGCTTACGTCGGCGGAGAGGAAAAGGAAGGAGCAACGCGGAAGGTTGCCGAAGTCGGCGGAAGTTCGACGGGGCTTTCCCGCGACGAAGTTTTCATCAATGCAACGGACATCGTGCAGGAATACGAAAACGAGAGCGGGCAGACCGTAACGCTTACCAACGCGCAATATTTAGCGCTTCTTTCCGCGCGCGGCGTTGAAGAGCTGGAGCAATACGCGGAAACGCTTGCTTTCGGATCGAAGATCAACACGAACGCGAATTTGAAGTACGGCACGGACTACGATTTAGGCGATCGGGTAACGTGTATCAATAAGCGCTGGAACGTCCGCATTGACGTTCGCATAACGGAGATCGCGGAAACCTACGAAACCAGCGGCGAAGAAATAGATATTACCTTCGGCGAGAGCTTGCCCGCGCTTCTGACACAAATTCGGCAGATTACGAAATAAAGGAGGGCTTCACAGCATGGAAAAATCAAGTTTCTTCAACAGCGTTTCGCACGATCGCACGTACAAAGCGGAGGATTGGGCGGAATACTTCGCTTCGTTCATCGGGAACGGCGTTTTCCCCGTCCCTTCGACGGGGCTTCAAGTCGTTGCAAACGACGGAATGAAACTGAACGTTAAAACGGGCAAAGCGTGGATCAACGGTTACTTCTACTTCAACACGGGCGATCTTGCCGTCGAGCTTGACACGGCAGACGGACAGTTGAACCGCATTGATCGCGTTGTCGTGCGCTGGGATTTGACAAACCGCGTTATGTCGGTGAAGGTCAAATCTTCTTCGTTCAGCGCGTCCCCTACCGCGCCCGCATTGCAGAGGGACGCGGACGTTTACGAGCTTGCGCTGGCGGACATCTACGTGGGCGCGGGCGTAACAGCTATCACACAAAGCAAGATCACGGATCAACGCTTGAACACGTCACTTTGCGGCGTTGTTGCCGCCGTCGTTCAGCAGATCGACACGGCGGCTTTTAACGCACAGCTTCAAGCGTGGTTCGCTGAATATCAATCCCTTTCGGCGGCGGAGTACAACACGCTTGTTTCGTATATGAATTCGCTGAAATTGCAGGGTAACACGCAATACGAAGCGTTCGAGCAACACATGGCGGATTTTGAAACACAGGCGGCGGCGGACTTCAACGCATGGTTTAACGGCTTGCAAAACGTCCTTGACGATAACGCGGCAACAAATCTTCTGAACATCACGAACGCGCTTGACGCGCGCGTGGATATGCTGGAAGCGGTGCTTTTCAATGACATTACGACAAATCCGTTCTTGATCCTCTTCGATGATCTCGACGGCGTAACGTCTACGGGCATTTGGAACGAGAGTTTGCAGAGGATCGAATGCTGACGCGGTACGCTTGCACGGCGGCGGAATTGTCGTGCGTGATCGGAAATATCTTCGCGGAGCTTTCCCCGCCATGCGCGGCTTGCGGCGCGGAGGTATTACAGATCACAGGAACAACGGTTACAGGGAACGCGGCAACGCTGACCGTTACCGAAGCGGGCTTCGATTTCGACGGGTGCGCCGACGATACCGCGATAATCGAGAGAATGCGGAAAGGACGGTGCATATATGCAAAGACCGGAGCGGGAGCGGAAAGAACCGACGGAATTCAACGTGATTGTGAAAGCGAAAGACCTTGTAAAGCACACCTTCACGATCACGAATTCGACGGAGCGCTACCCGAAGAAATACCGCTTCACGCTTGTAAACAGGATACAGGATAAAGCGGTGGACATTTACGAATGCGTCCTTGAAGCGAACGAATTAGACCTTCGGGACGCGCAGGAATACAGACAACGGCAGAAGCTACAAGCAAAGGCGCTGACCTATTGCAAGGAGCTTCTATTTTTCATAGAGCTTTCGCAGGAAATGGGCTTTATTTCTATGAGCAGTTGCGAATATTGGTCAAAACTTGCACTTGAAGTGAAGTACATGACGACCGCGTGGAAGAAGCGGGACAAAACGAGAGCTTGAAAAACGTTCGGGGTACATCTTGATACGCCTAATTCGTCGAACGCCAACAACGTCCGCAACGTCAATTCGGACGGCTCTTTGAACAACAACAACGCGTACAACGGCAACAATGGCGTTCGCCCGCTTCGGTGGACTATGTGAACGAGTAGGCACAGCCGAAAGCAGAATACCACCATCAAAGGAAGGTGTATCCCGTCGCCGCTATCCACGGCGGGGACGAATACAGGATCGCCGATACCGGAGCATACCGCCTTCCGGCGGCTGGCAAAGGTTATAAACAGCGAGGATTTTTTATTATGACAGACTTTGAAAAGATATACAGCTTTGAAAGCCTATACAATGCCTACCGAAAGGCGCGGCAAGGCAAGAGGTGGAAAGGAGCGGCGGCAAAGTTTGAAGTTAATCTTCTTGAAGCGCTGAACCTATTAAGCGCGCAGATCAGAACGAAGCGCTATACCATGTCCCCGTATAACACGTTCGAGGTATACGAACCGAAGCGCCGCGTGGTTATGTCGAACAGCTACAAAGACAAGGTTGTTCAACATTCGCTTTGCGATAACGTGCTTGAACCGATTTTGACACGATCGTTCATTCGCGATAACTACGCGTCGCAGGTGGGGAAAGGTACGCATTACGGGTTAGACAGGCTTCAAGAGTTCATGCGGAGGTTTTACAGAAAGAACGGAATTGACGGCTGGATACTGAAAGGCGATATTTCAAAGTATTTCTATTCGATCCGGCACGACGTTTTGAAAACCTTAATCCGCGAGAAGATAACCGATCCGGACGTTTTGTGGCTTGTCGATCTTATCATCGACAGCACCGAAGGCAACGTCGGAATACCGATCGGCAATCAAACTTCACAGCTTTTCGCCCTTCTCTACCTTGACGGGCTGGATCACTTCGTAAAGGAAAAGCTGGGTATCAAATATTACGGGCGCTATATGGACGACTTCTTTTTGATCCATCACGACAAAGCATATTTGCAGGAGTGCCGGAAGCAGATTGAAGCGTTCGTACAGGCGCGCGGGCTTTCGCTGAATGCGAAAACAAATATCTTTCCCTTGAAACACGGCGTTGATTTCTTGGGCTTTCATACATACTTGACCGAAAGCGGCGCGGTGATCCGCAAGGTGCGCCGCAGGAGCAAGAACAATATGAAGCGGAAGTTGAAGAAATTAGCCGCCCTTCACGCGGCGGGACGGATCGACGCAAAGACCGTTGAACAATCCTATCAAAGCTGGAGAGGACACGCCGAAAAGGGAAACAGCTATCACTTGATCCGGCGGACGGATCAGTATTACAACAGCTTAATGAAATAAAAGGAGGCGGCACAATGTCAAAAACATTAGGCAGTTTGTCGGTGGGCGCGAAGATTGAAGTTCCGGTTCTTTCGGCGTATCAATCGCGCTTCGGATCGAAGATCGTTTTCAAGATCGCCGACAAGAACCACAGCGGCTACCCGTCGAATTCCGTAACGCTGATTACGGAAAAAATCATTCAGTTAATGTGCTTCGACGCAAAGGAAGCAAGCAACAGCAACAGCGATCGGAAACAATACGGCAATAACCGCTATCAATATTCAAACATTCTGCAATGGCTGAACAGTAACGCGGCGGCGGGCGCATGGTACAGCGCAAAGCACAGCGCAGACGCGCCGCCCACAAACGCGAACGTATGGAACAATTACAACGAATACGACGCGTGGGCGGGCTTCCTTGCTATGCTTGATCCGAAGTTCGTTGCGGAGCTTCTGACAACAACGCAGACCGTCGCAAGAAATACCGTTACCGACGGCGGAAGCTATGAAACGGTAACGTCAAAAATGTTCCTTCCGTCCACCACAGAAGTGGGGCTTGCGAATGAAAACAATATCGCAGAAGGAACGCTTCTTGCGCTATTCAGCAACGACGCTTCCCGCGTCGCTTATCCTACGGCGCAATGCGTGAGCAATTCGGAGTACACGAACAGCAATTTCAGCACGTCAAAGGGCTGGTATTGGTGGCTTCGAACGCCTATTTCGTCGAACGCCTACGGCGTCCGCGACGTCAATTCGGACGGCTCTTTGCGCTACAGCAGCGCGTGCAACGGCAACTATGGCGTTCGCCCGCTTTGCAATCTCAAATCTGAAATCTTGGTATCTGACAGCCCGAACAGCGACGGAAATTATACGGTAATCTACAATTCCGCGCCTTCCGCGCCGCCCAGCATTACCGCGCCAGCGACGTGTTACAGCGGGCAGAACATCAACATTTCTTGCGCGGCGGCGACCGATCCGGACGGCGACGCGCTGACCTATTGTTTCGAGCGCTCATGCAACAGCGGCGCGTGGACACAGGTTCAAGCGTCCGCAAGCAGGACGTTCACGGAAGCGGTATCGACCGCGTGGAACACGTTGAAATACCGCGTCCGCGCGAAGGACAGCTACGGCAATTATTCCGCATACACCACAAGCGGAGATATTGCCGTAATCCATAACCAGCCGCCCGTGATTTCCGGCAGTAATGCCGATCTTGGGATCAAGCGCACCGATTTCACCTATCAATACAGCGTAACCGATCCGGACGGCGACACGGTGAACGTTGTTGAAAAGATCGACGGAAAGACAATCGCGACGAAGAACGCGATCACGCTGGGCGCGACGCAGACGCTTTCCGTTTCCGGAAATACCTTCACGGCGCTTACGAACGCAAAGCACACGATCACGATTACGGCGACCGACAGCGCAGGAAATAGCACCGTCCGGACGCTGACGTTCACGAAGTCGATTGCGGGCTTCGTTGTCACGCTTTCAGCGCCGTTGGAAGCCAACAGCCAGCCGACACGCGCGAATATCAAGGTAACGCGAGATATTCCGGCGGGCGGCACGTTCAAGGTTGAAGCGACGAACAATCCGTTTGACGCTTCCCCCGTTTGGGAGGATTGCACGAACGCGGTTGTTCAAGGCGTTGCACACGTTTTCACAAATAAGATCAACACGGCGGCACAGTACGGAATGAATATCCGCGTAACCGTCCAGCGCGGCGACGCGCTGACCGCTTGCTGGGTATCGGGGATCGGGGGGAATTTTGAATGAGCGTAATTCACAAGAAGAGCAACGGCGGAGCTTCCACCGAAATTGAAAAAGAGGTTCGGGAAGTCAAAGCGGCGGGAGAGCAAACCGCCGCTTTGCTTGCCCTATCCTTCAAAGCGCAGATCGTGCAGGATCGCGCCGCCGGAACGAACGTCATTTCCGACGCGGCGATCCTGCAATCGGCGGAAGTGATCGAATACGACGAATACGACGACAATCACGCTTACAACACCGTCGGCGAAATCATCAAGCACAACGGGCGGTATTACGAGATCAAAGCGGCGCACACGTCGAACGCGGCGGCTTATCCCGTTGAAACCACCTTCGCGTACTATCGCTTGATCGAGCTTTCCGCGACCGGAACGCTTGACGATCCGATCCCGTATCCGGAAACGGCGGGGATCGTCGTTAATGTCGTTTCCGGCTTGTATTACAGCTACAAAGGCGCGGTATACCTTGCAAAAGCAGATATGCCGAATTGCGTTTATCCGCCGGACACGGCGGGCTTGTGGCAATGGGAAAAAGTAACCTAACGGGAAGGAGGATCAACGATGGACACTTTCGCAACGGTTCTTTCCGTCTTTTCTACCGTATGCGCTATCGTGTTCGGCTATATCGCTTTTGTTCGTAACAGGGACAAGGACAAGGAAAGCAATGTGAAGCACGACGCGACCGTTTTAACCGAGATCGGATACATCAAGGCGAACACGGACGAAATCAAGGCGGAGCAGAAGGAACAGCGAAAGACGAATACGGAGTTCGTAACGCGCTTGACCGACGTTGAAGCGTCGGCGAAACAGGCACACAAGCGGCTTGACCACATCGAAAAACGAATGGATCAAGCAGAGTAACACCAGCGACGGCGGGGGCTTCCCCGCCGCTTCTTCATTGCAAAGGAGGGTTCAGCAATGAGCAATAGCAAACTTATTTCGTGTACGCTGATTTCACCGAACAAGAACAGCCCACGAAATCACAAGATCGACACGATCACAATTCATTGCGTCGTCGGGCAATGTTCCGCCGAGAGGATCGGAGAAATCTTCAAGCCGACTTCGCGACAGGCAAGTTCAAACTACGGGATCGGCTACGACGGGCGGATCGGGCTTTACGTCGATGAAGCCGATCGTTCGTGGTGCAGTTCTTCGGCGGCGAACGATAACCGCGCAATCACGATCGAGGTTGCAAGCGACACGAAGCACCCATACGCCGTGAATGATAAAGCATACGCGGCGCTTCTTGATCTTGTCGAAGATATTTGCCGCCGGAACGGGATCAAAAAGCTGGTATGGAGTACAAGCAAGGACGACCGCGTAAACCACAAGAACGGGTGCAATATGACCGTTCACAGGGATTACGCGAACAAGTCTTGCCCCGGCGATTATCTGTATAACCGGCACGGCGAGATCGCGGCGGAGGTAAACAGGCGGCTGGGCGTTCCGGCGGTGGAACAGAAGCCGGAGCAGAAGCCGCAGGGCGACGCGAAGAACCTTTACCGCGTCCAGCTTGGAGCGTTTGAGAAGAAGGACAACGCAACAGCGTTCGCGGCGAAACTGAAAAAGGAAGGTTTCGATACGTACATCGTGCAGATCGGCAAGTATTACAAGGTTCAAGTGGGCGCGTTCAGCGTCAAGAAGAACGCGGAAGCTATGCTGGAGAAGTTGAAGAAGGCGGGACACGACGACGCTTTCATAACCTATTCCGGCACGTCCGGCGGGACATCGGCGCGGAAGATCACAACGGGAAGCAAAGTGCGCGTGAAAGCGGGCGCGAAAACCTATTCCGGCGGAAGCCTTGCTTCCTTCGTCTATTCCCGCGATCACATCGTCAAGGAGCTTTCCGGAAAGCGCGCCGTGATTACCTACGGCGGAACGGTTGTCGCGGCGGTGAACGTCGATGATCTAACGCTTGTTTAACACACGCACAACGCACGGTATGCGTTACACAACGCGCGCCGTGCGTTAATTGCGCTATGAAAGGGGACGCAATGAAAAACAAACCTTCGAGCGGGAAGCGGGTGGCGAAGCGCCACTTCTTCAAGGCTGACGAACGCTTCGCAACGAAAGCCGTTATTGTGATCGCAATTACAACGGCGGTTTTCACCGTCGCGCAGTACGTTTCATTCCTTATCACGCGGCAGGAACAAACCGTTCTGATCGAATGGTATTTCCGCGCCGTCGTGATCGAATGCGGCGCAATGATGATGAAGCGTCTTGCCGAAGTAATCGTCGGCAGGATCAAGAAAAAAGAAAAAATCGACATAACAGAAAGCGAGGATACAAACAATGACTATTGATCTTACCAGCATTGCAAACGCCGTGATCGCTCTTATCGCGGCTATTATTACCGCCTTCGTGATCCCGTGGATCAGAAGCAAGACGACCGCCGCACAGTTTGAGAAAATCAAAATGTGGGTAACGGTTGCCGTCGAAGCCGCCGAACAGCTTTACACCGGAAGCGGCAGGGGCGCAGAGAAGAAAGCATACGTTGTTGAATTTCTGAATAGCAAGGGCTTCAAGATCGACGCGGAAACGCTGGATAAACTGATCGAAGCCGCCGTCTTTAATCTTCCGGACTACTTCACCATTTCCGGCATTCCGGAGGATACCGACAGCAACAAAGAGTAATTGACCGCGCGGCGGATCGCGCTTCCCCTTTCAGCCTTCCGCCGCATAAAGAACAATCCCCCGTGCGGGCTTTCGAGCCTTGCACGGGGGATTTTTTTGTTTGGTTCATTCCTTCGGCGGTTCGACCGACGCTTCCGACGGCGCGGCGGTTTTTCCTTTAATGAGTTGATACAGCTTCTTACAGCCGACCGCAATTCCCTTGAATAGATAGTAATAAATCTTGTAAAACGCCCACAAGAAGAAGTACAGACACCAGCCCGCGCCGATAATCATATACCACATCAAATAGAACATTCCGGCGAAGAGCATAGCGAAGCACCACAACGGCGCGTTTCGCTTATTCACGCGCACACCGAAGCCCAGCCGGAAACCGGACATCTTCTTCAATGTCTTTGTAAAGCTGACGAACATTAGAGCAAATCCCCCTTCTTAAATGTAAATTTTCAAGGCAGAATTCGCCCATTCTGACCTTTAACACAATTATACGCCTGTCATGCGCTAAAATCAAGAATAAAGCGGAATATTTACACACCGTTTGCAAATAATCAGAATGAAGAGGGAAAGCGGCGGCAATGAAGATATATGATTACAACGGCAAAAAGAACATTTGCGGCGACCGATTGCGCGAAGCGCGCGTCGTCCGGCGGCTACGTCAAGAGGATTTAGCCGCACAAATACAGTTGAAAGGGATCAACATGGAGCGGGACAGCATAAGCCGAATTGAAATCGGTACGCGCTTCGTATCCGACTTTGAATTGAAGATATTTGCGGAAGCGCTGGGCGTTTCGGTAAATTGGCTTTTAGGTATAGACGAATAACGGCGGCGGGGTGATCCCGTCGCCGCTTATCTTTTATAGGCGCATAAAATACGTATATTTTTTCTCAAAACCTATTGACATATACGCATTGAAGGCGTATAATAGTAAATGTAAGGAGGACAGCAGATGAAAACAAAAGACCTTATCGAGCTTTTAGAACGAAACGGCTGGAAGTTCAAGCGGCACGGCGCGAACCACGACATATACGTGAAGGACGGTCAAAGGGAAAGCGTCGTAAGGCACAGAGAAACCGACGAAGAGTTAGCAAAAGCAATCATCAAGCGGCGCGGGCTGAAATAAGCCCGCCGCCCTTGGCGATAATATATAGCACAGTTTCAAGGAGGTATTCAGAATGAAAAACGCATATCCCATCGTTATGACGCAGGGAAAAGAGTTCATCGTGGTATTTGTCCCCGATTTCAATATCAATACGCAGGGCAAGGACGTTCCGGACGCGATCGAGATGGCGCGGGACGCAATCGGGCTTATGGGAATTGATATGCAGGACGACGGCGAAGCATTGCCGGAAGCGTCGAGCATTGCAAGCGCACAAGCCGAAGCGCCGTCCGGCGCGATCGTTTCGCTGGTTGACGTTGATTTCGCGGAGTACCGCAGAAAGAACGATATGCGCGTCGTGAAGAAGAATTGCACCATTCCTTCATGGCTTAACTTTGAAGCGGAGCGGGCTGGCGTGAATTTTTCCGCCGTCCTGCAAGCGGCGCTTAAAAGCGAATTGCATATCACAAGCAGATAATCAGAGAGGGCGAAGGGCGGCAGAAATGCCGCCCTTTTGTCATATTCGGAAGCCGGAGGAAGAAAGAATGCACAAACACTTAACATGGACGGATCGCCTAAAGATCGAAAAGGGATTGAAAGAGGGCTTAAAGCCGTGCGCGATTGCCGACCGTCTGCACGTCCACAACACAACGATATACAGGGAGTTGAAGCGCGGACGCTATACGCATTTGAATTCCGACTTGACGACCGAAGAACGCTATTCGCCGGAGATCGCGCAACAGCGCTATGAAGAGAACCTAAAAGCCAAAGGCGGCGAATTGAAGATCGGCAACGATTACGAATTATCCGCCTTCATCGAAAAGAAGATCGGCGAAGAAGGCTATTCCCCCGCCGCCGTCGTCGGAGAAATCAAGCGGCTGGGGCTGACCTTCAAAACGGAGATCAGCGAAAAGACGATCTATAATTACATCGACAAAGGCATATTCTACGGGATCAGCCGCGAGAGCTTGCCGGAACACGGAGAGAGAAAGCGGAAGTATGACAAGGTGGAGCGGAAGAAAGCCGCCCGCGCGCCGCAAGGCGAAAGCATAGAAGAACGCCCGCAGGAAATCAACGATCGGCAGACCTTCGGACATTGGGAAGGCGATTGCGTATGCGGGAAGAAGCGGACGAAGGAAACCTTGTTCGTTCTTTCGGAGCGCTTGACGCGGAACGAAATTATTATCAAAATGCCGGATCAGACCGCCGCCAGCGTCGTGGCGGCGCTGAACAAATTAGAACGCCGCTTCGGGAAGAAGTTTTCACAGATATTCAAAAGCATTACGTTTGACAACGGATCGGAATTTATGGATTGCGCCGGAATTGAAAAATCCATCTACGGCAAAGACCGGAAGCGCACGAAGGTTTACTATTGCCACCCGTACAGCGCATACGAACGCGGCACGAACGAGAACATAAACAAAATGATACGGCGGTTCTTGCCGAAAGGAACAGACTTCCGGAAAGTAACCGCCGCATATATTCAGCGCGTCGAAACGTGGATCAACAATTACCCGCGCGAGATTTTAGGCTTTGAAACGTCCGGATCGCTCTTTGAAAGATACGTCGCCGAAGCCGCTTGAAGCCTTCTGAAAAAATATTTTAGTTTTTTCTGCTTTTACTCTTGACTTTTGCGGGCGGCTTGTGCGCGGCTGAGCGCTATCCTTAAATTACACAAGCGATTGCCCCTCATTTGAGGCTTTCCGCTCTGTGTGATTTAAGGATTTTTTTATTTTTGCGCAGAACGGAGGTGAACACATGGCAGGCTATGCTTACCGCTCTTTTTCTGAGCGGCAGAAAATTCAGGCGATGGTTGAGGCTGGTAAGACAGCAAAGGACATTTCAACAGAAATGGGGATTTCCCTCAGTGCCGTCTACTGCGAATTAAAGCGTGGGCGCGACGGCACGCGCTACGAGGATGCACGCCTCACTTACAAAGCCGACGTTGCCCAGCTCAACGTGCAGAAATCCCTTGAGCGGCGCGGCAGACGGTCGGCCAGCGCATAACACCCGCAGCGCTATTACAAAGGAGGCAAGCATGAGTTCTGGAATCAACCCCATTGTGCTCAAAAGATCAGATCCCCTTTGCACAGTTGAAACTGTGCGACTGAATCCAGAGGCACGCAAAGTTGTGCGCCGCTTGTGCGCAAAAACATCCCTGTCTGCCAGCACGGTCGTTTCCCAAATCCTGATCCAAGCGGAGGGTTTGATCGACATTGAAGATGCTGACGAAGAAACCG